GTTCAATAATATTAGTCAACGCTCTGTTAATTTGTCTTTGGTTATCTTCTGTATATTCTTTTTTAGGTTCAGGTAATCTTACTGCTATTTTAGTCATTATCCTCTCCTTCCATCTGGTTGTATATCAACTTGAAATGTACCAAATCTCCAAGATTCACCTACATTAATATTTTCTATTTTTATATTTGCATATCTACCTCTTGCTCTAGTGTCAACTTTTAAAGTTGATGAATTAATTGTAAAAGGACTTAATGAAGTTTGAATATCATCTTGAGAAGGATAGTCTTTAATAGATAGAGTAATTTGGTTGTTACCTGTTAATACTTTAAAGTTAGGTAAAAATCTTCTCATTGCTAAAAATACTTCTGTTTGATCTGGTTGTAGAGAAAAACTAAATGATTGAATAAAAGAAGTTAAAGCAGTTACACTACCATCTGGATTAACTTGATCGGTCCCCGTTTCGTGTTCAAAAAATACGCTTTGACCTAAACCATCTTGGCCTATAACTTCAGGAAAAGTTCCATCATTAGAACTATTATAAGCTGTAGCATAAGGTCTTGGATATACTAATGAATCAACCCAAGTAGTTCTAATAGAATTAGTATTGGTTCCTGTATACCAATTACCCATAGGTAATCGTGCATTATTTTGTCCATAATTATAAACTACATATCTATTATTAAAATCAGATCCTGATGTTGGATACCACCAAACAACTTCAGTAAATAAATTATTAATACCAGCATTTATTTGTTGTCCTTTTGTTGTATCAATATTATCATAAATATAGTCTTCAACACTACAGGGTAAAGTATTAACTGTACCATCAAAAGAGAAGAAACCATTATTACCCATCCAATAAGCAACACCATCAATTTCAATTGCTGCATTTTTACCTATTAATCCACAGTTAGTACCAACTTGTTCAAAGCCAAATGTAAATGGTGCACCTACAAATTTCATTGTATACAGTGCGTTATCGGTCCATATTAAAATATTTTCTTTTGCAACCAAAGCTCCCATAATTTTTGTACCGTCTTGTATTCTTTGAGTACCTGCTGTATTAGTTGCTTGAGGTGTGTAGCCATTAATATTTTCATCTTCAGAAAATCTTATAAACATATCATCTTGAGTGGACGCAGTTCCAATTGTAGTTTCTGTACCTAAATGAATTAAGTGTCTAGTTGTTGGTGAAATTAAAGTTACTCTTGTTGCTGTTGGATTATTTGTTGTAGAAAATCCAGAAGTAGATGTTGATGCTCTAGTTGTTAATCTTGCTGCAATATCTGAATTCCAAGTAAAAGTTTTACCATTTGCAATAGTTGCAACTAACACATCACCAAAATTACTTAAAGACCAAAGTCCTGGTTCTAGAGTTATTGTTCCTGCATCAACGGCATCACCCCATCCACCCCAATCAGTTGCGTTAGTAACTACTTCACCAGAAGAATGAGCTTGACCATTTGAAGTACCTGTAGTTGCGGTTCCAAAAGCACCTCTAGTAATGCCTGTTAAAGTATTTGTACCTTTTCCAGTATAAGTAATTAATTCATTTTGAACTGCAATAGTTCCTGCTGTTGGAAACCCTGAATTCGATGTAACATTAATTACAGATCCTGATCCACCAGTACCATTTGTATCAGCATTCAATGCACCATTTAAAGTTGTTGTAACAGAACCTTGAACTGTTCCACCATATTGACCAATACCAAAACCATAACCATAAGATTGTGCAGCTGGACCAACCGGTTCATAAGGAATTACACTACATACTCCACCACCTGCAGCACCTGTTGTAGTTTGTGTTCCAGTTACAATTGCTATTAATGATGATGTAACTCTAGTCACTTGAAATAATTTATCTTCGAAAGCAGCATCAGTTAAACCAATACCACTCGGCACTGTTACATTATCTAATAAAATAATGTCTCCTGATTGTAAATTATGTGCTGAAGAAAATGTTAATGAAACTTCTTTAGTTGCGTCTTGAGCAGACATTACAACACTTGAAAGAGTAGCTTTTACAGGAGTAATATCGTGTAACTGTCCTTCAAAATATATAAGTAAAAATTTATCTGTTCCGATTGATACGTATCTATTGCCTTCTTTATCAACAAATGCATGTTGTTTTCTAGCAACACCTACAATAGAATCATTAAGTAGAGACTGCCATCCTCCTACTTTTTCTGGAAGACCATATCTAAATCTAACATTATCTGAATCAACCCAACGACCTTCTGCTCCAACAGCGGTATCTTGTTTGTCTATTCCTGGAGCAAACTTAATTTTAGTAAGCATTAATTACNCCTATTGATTGGTTGATTTATATAACCACCCTTTTGTGGAATTAACATAGATTAGAGTTACACTTTGATTATTGGTAGCAAGAGTATCATTAGAAGCAGCTCCTTCTATATTAGAACCATTTCTATTAATAGTACAATTGTTTGTTGCAAAACCATTTGATGCTGAACCATCCATAATTGTTACTTCATCACCTACTGCGGGTGAAGAAGGTAACGATATTGTAACTGGGTTAGCAACTGTATCTACTACAATTTGATCACCAGCAACTGCTGTATATGAAGTTTTGCTTGCTGCAGTAACCGAAGTTATCCCTTTTTGCATCATACCTAATGTAGTGGCTGGAACACTACCTCTAGAATAAACTAAAACTGTTGCACCTTCTGGAAGAGGAACTTGAGTTCCTGCGCTTTGACCAGTGGTTAATAATGTTACTGTATAACTATCACCGGCACCACCTCTAGTAGTTCCATCTTCTACAAAAAATACTCTGTTTGCATTTCCACCTGTTGTAGAAGTAGGCATTGCTACACTAGCATTACCAGATAAAGTTCCTGTAAGTTTAATATATATATTCTTACCATTCGCGGTCGCCGATCCGTCAGCCAAACTTAATGTAGTTGTACCAGAACTTAAAGATACTTCAACATAGCCTGACGTTGCGGTTTGTAATAATTGTAAATTAGTATTAGTAATCGTGCCCCATAGACCAGCTTTTTCACCGGTTGTGACTAGTTCTAATGATAAATCTGTTGAATAATTTGATGCCATATTAATAAGGTTTTATTGGTTTCCAAACCATTGTTGCTCCTGGTATTATATCGTTCCACGTAATAACTCCTGGTTCTCCACTATTTACAGTTAAACTAGAACCTGTTGGAAGTACATTCGCAGTACCTGTTACTGTAACACTTCCTGTTGATAAGGTCAATGAATTTCCAGTAACAGATGTGTTAGCATCTGCTGTAATTACAACAGTTCCAAGCCCTAATGATACTTGAGAACCTGTTAAAGTATGGTTAGCATCTGCTGTAATTGTTAAAGTTCCCGTTCCAAGAGTTACTTGTGAAGGATTAGGAATTTCTACAATAGAATCTGCTGTAATTCCAGCACTTCCAATACTAATAGATAATTGATTACCGGTTACTTGTATATTTACGTTGTTATCGTCATCGACCGTTGAAAAAGGTCTTTCGGCAAATGAAGCAAATCCGAAGAGCATGGTCTACGCTCCGTTGTCGATGATGTTATTGCCTTCGATCGCGGCCCATTCTTGAATTTTTTGATAATCTGTGTTTGCTTCGTCTAGTGGTACATGAAAAGTTTTACCATTTTCAACAACAGTATAGTTTTCAAATTGTCCAAAAACATAATGTTTAGTAACTGATGTAAAATCTCTATTCATAATTATAACTCTGCCTCAAATGTTATGTGTATTCTGCTTCCAGTAGATTTGGTAATTGTATTGCCATTTGCATATACCCAACCACCACCATTTGAGCCAATTCCAAATGAAGTTGCAGCATGGTTAGAAGAATCACTTCTAATACTTGCTGTTGCATTAGTAACTGGATTATAAATTGTAAGCGTTGGCGATGCTCTCATTCTTACATTTGGTAATTGTATAGAAGCATAATCTTGACTGTTGTCTAAAAATCTTCCAAGTGAACTATTATTCGTAGCAGTTGGAACTGCTGTTCCTATTTCATAACTCTTATAAAAATATCTTTCACATCTTTGTAAATTCACATCAACAGGTAAAAATTCAAAGTCACTGGCTAGCGAACCTGCCTCTAACTGGACTCCAGTTATATACCATTCATTACTTGTACTGTCGGCAAGATTGACTTGTGAAGATGAAACTCTGTTTG